AATCCAAATTTCATTTTAAGTTCTCCTGTGTTTTGTTAATGATGATGACTCGTTTGCCATCGTGAGTAAATTGTAATTCATCGTCAGGATCCCACAGTAGCTCTTCATACAAATCGTCGAGTTTCTGGATGTCCTGCCAAAGAGCGTCTGGGTCTGGCATTTTATCTTCAGAAGATTCCAAAGAACAGTTTACCAGTAATCAGGTAAGAAAGCAACCCGCTCACAACACCCATCATCGCCCAGCGTCCGTTATAGATCTCAGCATACTGCTGAGGAGAGAACAAACCCTTACGGTTGTAGTCCTCCACTACCATCTGAGGTTCTTTTGCAAAGATGTTTTGTTGTCCGTACTCGTTCGTGGTGATAGTCATGGATGTTATGTAAAGAAATACTACAAAAGTATATAGGAAATGTTACGAGTTGTCAAGCTGCTTTCGTTCATTCCGAACACAAAAGATTGTACTAAATAAATATGGATCCAAATTTTATGAGTGTTATGAAAAAATTATTACCACTCGTTATGCTACTGATGACCGCTACAGCAGCTAATGCTGGCGGACTCGTTACCAAACATTCGTCTAGTGTTCAACTAACTGTTGATGCAGCTAGATCGACTGCGACAAGACTTGGTTCTTCGTTCAGTATCTCAGGTTCAAATATTGATACTACGGACGGATCAACTGCTGGAACAGTTTCTGCTGGTACTATCACCTCAGGTGTATACAATCCAGGAACTATTGCAGCGACCCAAGATACTGCAGGTGCAGCGTTCAGCTTTAGTCAATCTTACAATCAAGCTGACGCATTGCCTACAAGTGCTGCAGCAGTAGGTGCAATTCCTAACTTCGGTTCTGTTACTTCTTACTCTGCAGGTACAAAAGATACTCTAGCTGGTACTGTAACCAGTGCAGGTGTACTAACCGTAACCGCTGGTGGAGCTGGTACTAGTGCTGTGGGACAGTATGTAACAGAGGTCACTGTTATTGACTGAGGATAATCGTCATGATGAATTCTGGAAAGACGATACTTTGGTCTGTTCTGAGTGTGGTGGGTGTAAGTGTCACACTTGCTCCTGCCCTGGCGGTCCCCGTGGTCCCAAATTTCACACAGGGCTCAATGACGAGCCACACAGAGACAACAAGTACGATAACAGAAACTATAAATTCAATGGATTATTCGACTGGATATCAGTATTCAGCGACTGGTTCGGGCGTGACAGCAAATGGTAACCTATCTCCAGGGACAGGTTCCACAAGCGTAACTATTAATGGAGTGACTTCAACATGGACAGGGGCGACAAGCAAACCAACCTTCACACAAACAACACCAGGGGCAGCGTTTCAGTTCACAGAAACCTACAAAGGACCTGGACTTCAAAACCACACAATTATAAACAGAACAACAGAGGTCACCAGTGTGACCGACACCACTTCAATCTTCCAGCAATAGGAAAGAAACTATGTCTAATACTTGCCCTAAGTGCAACAGCAACCCCTGCGTATGCAGAGACAGTGGGGGGCGTCAGTGCAACTGCAGCTCCAGTAGCAAATAGCTCTGGCTCAGTTACCAATCAAGCTATTCAGGTTTTACAAGGTCCTTACATTACCAATACTTATGGTAATGGTATTCAATGTCAAGGACCTACACTGAATATTACTCCATATATTACTGGAGCAATTTCAGCACAGAAACCTTATGAAGATTATTATGATACACCAGTGTATGATATGAGAGATCTTACTGGTGATTTCGATGATGATGGAAACCCAAAAGGGGACGGGGCACCTGATAATCCTGGGGACGTATTATGGTTCCAACCAACTAGAACTGGACAGAAAGATAACTATAACTTGTCGATAGGTGTGTCTGCTACATGGTCTAGACCACAAGACAAAAAACTACAGCAACTATGTAAAGAAGCTGCTGCAGCAAACATCGCAATGATGAATCAATTGTCTGCTAACAAGCGCCTCGATTTTGAGATCGCGAGATTAAAAAATTGCGGAAATTTATTGAAGGAGGGAATCAGTTTCCATCCAAAGAGTCCTTACTATAAAATATGTGCTGATGTTGTAGTGCAGAATGTTACTGTAGTCAAACAGCATACTCATTCTATTCCTAGCACAAAAGCATCAGACTTAGGACCACCAATTTCTATTGGCAATCATTAATTACTTTTTCTTTTTCTTACCAAACTTGAGTGGGAGTAGTCCCTTCTTCTCACGATACTTATTAGTTTGTAGTTCGGTTCGAGATAATTTAGGCGGTGCTTTACCAAGTGCCGTCTGTATTTTTTTAATTGTTTTCTTGACGGCAGGTTTCACTACCTTCAGGAGTATATCTACAACTGGTTTTGCAAGCAGTGCTGAACTAGTAGCGACCACTGCAATAGATGCTGTAGTTGTAACCATACCAGCGTTAGGTATGTTGTATATAATTTGATCTGGTATAGTAAGTTGCTCTGTTACCATCAGGCATTCTTTACCTACCAATTCATAACCAGTAATTTTCTTGTTACCCTCTAGGACTTTTCCTATTGGGTTTTTTAGTACCTGCTCTCTAGTAGGACACTCTTGCTTAGGTGTTGATGGCACAACATCCTTAGGAACTTCTGGTGTGACATCTGGTGTGGTGTCTGGTGTTCCTTTGATTGGTGGTACTGGTGGTTCGTGTTCAAACTTGAGCTTATCTTTATTGTAATCAATTGGATTGAACGATGGCACACCAGCATCACAGAATGTCTTGACACCTTTAGGGTCGTCTTGCTCTAGCATGTTGTTCTCTTGAACCTCATGCGCTTCGACACATCCAGGGACATTAACAATTGGCACACCGATCTGTTCTGTCACTGGGACATTAGGTGGTAGTGCCATTCGTGGTTCTAACAAATATCCTGGTGGATTATTGATACGAATCTCTCGTATCACATTACCATCAATTTGTATCAAAGGAATCTCTGTCATTTTTCATTCTCTACAATCCACTCTTTCAACCTAGACATATAGACACGAATCAAGTCTGCTTGATTCAAATGAAATACATCATATGTTTCCAAGTATAGTTGTGTATGCCTATCAACTGCATCCTGACACTCCTTGATCATAGAATACCAAGGTTCTCTATGAGGAGTGTTGAATAATGTCATCAGCAATCGTTAAATACTTGTCCGACTTGCGAACCCATCTCGGATCCTGCTTTGTTTCCTAGCAGCAGTGCCCAACCACCTGCCAACCATCCGATGTAAGGGATGCCAGACAGTGCAGGGACAGCGACACCAGCAGCAATAGCACTACCTGCCATCGCACCCTGTGAGCGTGCTCCAGCGTCCGCCGCGATACACTCGGCGCTTACACCTCCTGTCTTTCCCACTTCACCTATTGCACCTCCTCCGATGTTACGGGTGCCATCCATAGTGTATTGATCGTAGCGAGTCTCAGTACGCCTTTCAGTTCCTCCACCAAAGAGTCCTTTCTTTTCTTTGTCTAGATCTAGAGATCTATGTGACTCCAAGATGGCAGGATCGTTTGCTTTGTATTCAATGGTGTAACCGTCTTTACCTGCATGAATTTTATAAGACGAGTAATCACCACGAGGGATATTGATAGATGGAACCTGTGGAACTGATGGTTCTGCTTTTCTATCAATTAGATAACCAAGAAGACCTAGATGTGAGATAGCAAATAATGCACCAGCAGTGCTGACCATTATCTTCCACCCAGATGGTTTCTTTGGTTCTGGTGTTTGTGTTGGTGTTGGTTTATCCGAGTCTGAAATTACCATTATTTAATACCAATTGGGGGCATGACACCGCCAGTTTGTTTAGGTAGTTCAGGTTGTTTAGGCATAGCAGAACTCAAAAGACCTGGCAGTGCTTCCTGAATTGCCTGAGTAGCAGCGGCACCTACTTGAGCAATCGCTTTCTCAGCGAGAGCGTCTTTGTTGATGTAAAGATAAGCACCACCACCGATCACACAAAGAGAAGTGAGACCAGATAGCAGTGCTATTGTATTAATAATTTTTTGCATTAGATTCTTCCTTCTTTCCAATAGGGGGTGCTTTTTTAGGAGCAGATCCATTCTTGGCAGGACTCAATCCGAACGCAGCTAACGATCCAGAAAAAACCGAGGCTATAAAAGTTGGATCGAAATCTAAGATTTTCTGACCGTTTGGTAAACGGACATAGCTGAATGTGAGAAGGGAGGCGGACCAAATAAGGACCACAACTTTCACTAAATTACCAAGAACTTCACTTTTGTCTTCATCATTATCCTTCTCTTCAACTTCAACTGGTTTTGTATCAGTCATTTATAAAGAGCTAGGCTCTTTTATTTATCACGGTCCAAAATAAATGTTTGGTCTAGGATAAATCTGCCCTGGTTTATCAGTATATTCTACATTCAATGTATTGATTCTCAATCCCTTTCTGAGTTGATCATTTTCCTGTCGCCCACCATCAATCTCAGCACCTCTATCTTCATCAAGTAAATTGATGACACGATCAGGACTACCCTGTTGACATGTATTATCTGCTTGAGTTCCAGCAGTGCCTGCACTGATTATGATCTGTCCATTCATTGAACCATGGTACTCACAAATATAATAATATGTTCCAGGTGCTGTAGCAGTTGTATCCCAAGTAATAGTTCCGCTGGTAATACCATTGTTTGTAATGCCATTAGGAACTCCATATTGTTGTCCCACAGTTGCTTGTGTCTTGACCCAGACTGGGTGACCACCAGCATTGGCTTGCAATTCAAGTGTGTCACCTTGGTTAAGACTAATAGTAACATTGTTACCTTGAACCACACCCTTCCTATCAGTTCCGTTGAGAGTGTAATAAGAAGCATTGGGAGCTTGAATGTCAACTGAATATGTGGCAGGTGGGTCACCACCGATGTCCCAGTCCATCACAGTTCTACCAAAGTCATTCATACTATTGTGCTGGGTAAGATACCTGAGTGCATCTTGGTGTGTGAATCTAGACTTACCAGTAGCATAGACAGCAAGAATACCTGCTACCTGAGGTGATGCCATGCTAGTTCCACTAATAGAATAGTAATAGTTTGGTGCTCCACCATACTTTCCATCAGAAAAACCAGAACTGTTGAAAGCAGATATAATATTCTGACCAGGAGCCCAGATGTCAACCTTGGGACCATAGTTAGAGAAAGATGCTCTTCTAAAATCAGCATAGTTACTGATAGCACCAACAGAAATAAACTGTGGTGAATTGACTGGAGCAGATCCCTGATACATTGGATAATTAGCACCACCAATTCTCACAACAGAACCATATCTGTTGTCAGATTGGTCAACCATCAGTTGATTATTATTACCAGCAGCACCTACAAGAATGATACCATCGTTGATGGCATCTTCACAGTCTGCTTCCAAAGCAGCATAAGGTGCATTAAGTTTAGTTGTACCATCAACACCAAAGTCTTGCGCCAAACCTGCTATGGTCCAACCAGATGGATTTGGATTATTTGAATCATATGTTGTGCCAGTAGAAGAATCATAAACATACTGAACATCTCCAATAGAATATCCAGAAGGATAATCACCACTCAAGTTGTAAGAGTATCCCCAACTATGGTTTGAGATAGTTGGCAATCTCTTACCATTCACTAGTGGTTTGTGTGCATGGAATGCTCTTAGATAATCAAACAGAAGCAAGACAGGTAAACTATGACCCGATGGCATGTTTCCTAGAATCTGCAGTCCATAGATGTTTGCTTCGTTCGCCCAACCATAAAACTGACCAGCGACTGTACCAGCAACATGAACTCCATGATACTCAGGATTAGCAGCATTATCATAGTAACTTATAGTTCCTTGAGGAAGTGTCTGACTATCATCATCGATAGCTGCCACATAAGTATTCAGTTCATCGAACCATTGGTACTGAACAAATCTAGTAGTGCCTGAAGATGGACTATACCATTCCTCACAATCATATGACACAGGATCGTCAACGATAACTACATCAACATCCTTACCATTGCCATACACAGTTACATAATCATTTAGTGTGCCGTTGGCACCAACACCAAAGGTTCCCTTTCCTTTTCCTGGAGTTGTAGCTACACCAAGTCTAGTACAGAAATGCTGCCCCCATTGTCTACTATTCTGATTGTAGGAACCACTCTTCCAGAAAGTTGCTGGAGATGAGGATGTTCCAATCTCATACTCGTTTGGATAAGTATACCAATTCTTTTCAATTGTCATGCCCAACTCCTCAGGAGTTAGTTGCACATCCCACACTCTCGAATCTTTTCTTAATTCTACTGCCTGTTCCTCTGTCATCAGGTAGTGTGTGTTTCTACTCAGGGGACGCTTGAGTAGCACCTGATAACCATTTGCCTTCATCTCATCATAAAAATCTGGAAGATCTTCATGCTTATAAAGAGTGACTACATATGTCTTTGCTGACATTTATCAAGCCTCCAGTTTTAGGATTTTGAGAGTAACTTGCATGTTAACTGTTGAACCACTTACATTTCTCACTCTGATGTAGATACTGTCAACAGGTGATGCCTCATCATTGTAACCAATAATTCCAGGAGAAATTGCAATCTCAAGGTTAGATGCAGTTGTGATTGCTTCTGCAATTACACCAGATCCAGAGAGAGGATCTGCTGTTGGTTCTCTGTTGACATCAGCATTCATAGCAGCAGTGGATGTATAAACACGAACCCACGCAGCGTGTGATGTTGTAATTCTCAGTAGAGCGTATGACTTAGCAGCACTAGTGATTGTGAATGTTCCATCAGCATCATTTGCCAGATTCGATGCGGTGCCACTGACATCACCTCTTTGCTGAAGTCCAATGGTTGGAGGTGGATCTACTTCTTCGAGAGCATTTCCAGCACTGTTGACTCTGATGTACTTACCAGCAGTTAGAGAGGATGGTGTGTCACTGAGTCCTGTGAAAGTAGAGGAACCTCCACCGCCACCACCAGTCTGATCTGCTACCCAAGCATAGTCAGAACCATTCCAACTTAGAATTTCACCAGCAGAAGCACCAGATACATTCAAGTGTGTATCAACATCACTATCGCCGTAACTTCCACCGCCACCACCAGTTCCATTAGCTGCTGCTGTAATTCTACCTTGATTATCAACAGTGATATTAGCGTTGGTGTATGAACCAGCAGTTACAGTAGTGTCCGCTAGTTTATTACCATCAACTGTATCATTATCAATAGTCCATGTATTACCAGAGTTTGATACAACGATGTCACCCTTATCGCCATCGGTGATTCCACCGCCACCGCCACCAGTTAGATCAGTTCCTGCAACAAACGAACCAGCACTAGAATCCCACTTAAGAACTTGTCCATCTAGAATACCAGATGTATCTACATCAGTTAACTGATTGATTGCAGTTGCACCACCAGATCCAAGTTCACTTGCATTAGCAAGTCTTACCCACTGGTTAGCGTGTGCAAAGTATACAGAACCAGTTGCATGGACATGTGCAACCATACCATGATATGTTCCTGCATTGACTGCTTGTAGATCAGTCAGTGTCGAATAAACATTGGAGTAAAGAATCTTCTGTGAACCAAAGTCAATGTCCTGTGATCCAACACCAAAGTCAGATAGAGCAACAGGAATCGAAGGACGACCTGCTAGGTCAGAATACAATCCAGAAAGTGCAACAGTTGCAAGTGCTGGTTTGTTTTTGATGAATGATACACCACTAACAGCATTCCAATCTGCTTGTACCTGAGCAGGAGGGATGGTTGGTTTGTTAATTAAGTCGTTGTAGCTACCACTGATAGCGACATTCGCAAGTGCTGGTTTGTTTAGAATTTCCGTAACACCACTGGACGAATTCCAGTCTACATTTACCTGTGCTGCTGGGATGGCAGGCAGGTCTTGCCAGATTGCACTGGACCCAGTTGACACTAAGTATTGTCCGACACCACCAGGGTTACCACTCATCTGCAGTGGTTTGTTGGAAGCGATATCTAAACCCTGAGTAAATTCTACAGGTCCATTATCAGCATAATTTGCGATCTGATTCGCTAACAGTTTTGACATATTTCTAGTCCTGAAGACAGATTCTTTAAGCTAGAAATATTTATAAGGAGTGGGATATGGAGGTCGAAGAGAGTACCATCCTGTGGCAATATACTTCTTCTGCGTCTCACTTATAACACCATGATGAAAGTGTGTCCATGATGTTGGCCAAAGAACTACTCTTCCTGCAACAGCATCAGTAACCAAATCATACTGAGGGAATTTAGTTCCACCCTCATCAGTAACTGTATTCAGGTAAATCATCCACACCAGAATACGACTGCTGTAATTTACAAATCCTGCTTCACAATGTGGTTCAGGATATCCACCACCAGCGAGATACTTCTGGAGATTATATCTATTCTCCAATCCCCAATCACCTATACGATTTAACTCAGGATTTTTAACCTGATAATACGAGAGACTCTTTTCTAGAGCACCATGTATCATACGATCTACATTAGTTTGATCGCTGAATTTATTATGAACATCCCAACTATCTTTCATCGAAAGATCAACACCAGCACCTACTACACCACGCTGTATTTTTGGGCAGGTATCAATGTAATCAATGATACTATCACACTGTTCTGGTGTTAGAACATTATCATATACTTCAATAAAATTATACATGATAACAATTACACTAAGCGGAGTATCGGAATCGAACCGACGACATCTAACTTGGAAGGATAGCGTTCTACCGCTGAACTAACTCCGCAAAAAAACCTAGTTAAGGTTGAATGATATAATAGTCCTATCAATTTCACTGCGTTGCACAACCGACTCATGATTAATTTGTGCAGGGAAAATGATAAGGTCACCCTCCTTAACATTAGGTTGGAAAGTTGCTAGGTCGCCATCCACAGTGTAAATGGGACAATAGAACTTAGTTGACTCATGGACAGCAGCGTTGAAGTCTGCATAGAAAACAGCAGACCAACCCTTCATACCATGATTGTGTAGACTGTGATACTCATATTGTTTCTGGATTTGAAACCAGATACGAGTGATTTCATCAATCGGTTTTTCTGAGAATCCTTGTCTAAGGACTTCAGCACTCATCATCTGTAGATAGGGGGCAACCAAATCTAAGAACGGTTGAAACTCTGAGTAATCGGTTTTCTCAAAGTAACTAGAGTGCATCGTGTCACCCTCGTTACATTCCAGCACATTAGGATGAGTGGTATGCAGACCATTCAGGATAGATTCCTTGTGGTCCTCCCACTCCTCTACATGATATTGATAATGTGGAATGTGAAACATGAGTAACTCCAGGCTCGCCACCTATTTTAGTTCAGATGCAAAATAGGAAATCAACCACACGGAAGGGGATTTACCAGAGTGTCTTTAACTGGAACACACAAACCAAGCGGCAACATCCACCCGCACCAGGGCGCTTTTTAAGTCATCCCGAGACTGGACCAGCAGTTGATTCTGCTTAGCTCCACCAGGGCGAGTTTAATGTCCACCCGAGACACAGGGGTCGTGTAGACCATCCCGACCAGGGCGAGTTTAGGAGTCTTCCCGAGACTTCTTATAGTTACCGAAGTCGATAATGTCTTCGCCCAATGAACCAGGCAAATCGACTGGTCCTGCAGCGAAAGTGATATCGTCCATGGCATCTAGATCACCACCAATGCGATCTACTTTAGCATTTTCTAGGTAGTCAGACGACAGACTGAATTTAATATCAGTATCTGCATGACGACTAACATACGGAGGATACTCATCATCCGTCCAGAATTCTGCTGGATCACCAACAGAAGGTAGTTCGTTTAAAACATCTCTGAGAGATGCATACACATCAAAGAGTGTGCTGAGATGCTTATCGGATTTCGCATCCAGTGCATGAAGAAGTGCTTGACGCACTTCCTCTACTGCAGTCTCAATATGTGTACGAGGATTGGAACAACTCATGATACAACGTCTCTAATATAACAGGGAACGCCAGCGGGATCCAACCACTTAGTGTATTCTGGATCCTCTAGGCAAACATCGAGTTGCATCTGGTTGTCAAGATAGTACATATCTTGATAGCGTTTAGCATACTCGTTGTATTTTTGGATACGCAGGTCAGGCATACCGTTGATCTCTAGGGTGCCACATTGCACATAGCGATATGGATACCGTTCAAGAATGACCTCTGATTTCATGAAGCATCATCGTGATTGTTATACACATTATACCATGTATCATCACCGATGTCATCAAGTGCTTGTTCCAGTTGTGTAGCTGGCACAGCAACGACTCCTCTGCCGTCTGGTTGTCTGATCAAGAACTCTTCACCATTTTCAATACGATCCATGTAAGTGTCAAAGTTCTTTTCAAACTCTTGGACGGTTACTTCTTTCATGTTAGACAACAGATGTTATGTTCTTGCATATATTTGATTGATTCTTGACACCCACCTAGTTTAATGTCGTCAAGAACTATCTGAGGAAATGTAGAGTTTTCCCCAAACTCTTGATAGAATTCTTCTCGTGTGAAGTCTCTATCAAGTTCGTAAACAATGTACTTTAGTTCAGACAAGTCCATGACTTGTTTGATTTGAGTACAATATTTACATCCTTTTCTAGTGTAGATGGTGAACATCATGCCTTTTCCAGGAGAAGCATGGTTTCATCATAGTCTTTCTGGAAAATCTCCAGACCAGCATCTGTCAAGACATGAGTATACATCTTGTCAAACACTTTAGTTGGCATAGTGACAATGTGTGCTCCGTTGAAGAAGGCACGAGACACCTTATACACATCACGCAGAGAAGCAGCAAGGACCTGTGTCTCTACACCTTGCACCTGATAGATGCTAGTGATAGAACGAACTAGTTCTAGACCACTGATGCTATTGTCATCATATCTACCGATGAATGGAGAGACATATGTAGCACCTGCTTTTGCTGCAAGGATTGCCTGTGCAGCACTGAAGACGAGTGTTACATTTGTCCTGATGCCTTGATTGGATAGAGCATCACAGACTTGAAGACCGTCCACGGTACAAGGCAGTTTGATTGTAGCAACATCTCTGAACTCACTGTGAAGTTTCACTGCTTGCTCATACATCTCACCAACAGAACCGACAACTTCCATGCTGATGTCAAGGATACCGATTTCACGGAACTCTTTATAAACATCAATAGGATCTTTGCCACTCTTTCTAATGAGAGATGGGTTAGTAGTGACTCCATCAATGAGTCCCGATGCGAATCGTTGTGCTACTGCATCAACTTCTGCTGTGTCTAGAAAAATTTTCATTTATGTATGTTGGTAATTGTACCAATCGGGACTACAGGATTTGAACCTGTGACCTCTCGCTCCCAAAGCGAGCGTTCTACCAAACTGAACTAAGTCCCGATGTCTTCCTTCCAAAGGAATCGTTCTTCCAAATTATAATGCAACTTGTAGTGTTCTGTCAACACATAATAACCAGTGATACTGACATTATCACACTCAAATCCATAACCCTTGACTTTTTCACATGCTCCATCAATTACAAAGCATTTGTCAGTGTGTAGATAGCTGTGAAAGCGTTCGTCTAGGTTAATCATTAGCGTTCCTCAAAATCAAGTTTACGAACTTTGCGTTTGCGTCGTTCCTCTTGGTATTTTAGGTCACTTTCTGTCAGGATTCCGTTATATTTAATAGTTTTTTCATGATTCGTTAGAACAACTTCATTGAGGTCAACTGCTCCAACATGATCATCCTGAACACACATCTGGTTAGGACAACCACAGAACTGTGCTTTGCTAGTGCTTGTCAGTTCTTTGTTGCATAGTTTGCATCTTGCGGATAACATTGTACAGCATTTAACCTCTATGAAGTGATGGGTGAAGAGGGGATCGAACCCCCGACCGCCTCGGTGTAAACGAGATGCTCTACCGCTGAGCTATTCACCCAGACTCCCAAGGCTGGATTTGAACCAGCGACCAGCCGATTAACAGTCGGCGGCTCTGCCACTGAGCTACTTGGGAATGGGAATACCCGCCACTCGTCAGTAGCGGGGGCACCAAGGGGGATCCCACCCCTCTCTCACATGGGTTGTTGCTCCGATTCTTTTTTCTCTCGGAAATGTGAGCACGGATGTCGCCAATCCGTTA